TTTTTGAGGACTTCCTCAACAATATGTTCAATGGTCTTTGTGGATGGCAGTTAAGCGCAAACGAACTAAATATTACTGAGGACTGGTCAGTGTCATCTGTAGGTTCAGTTTCTGCTGAAGTAAACAGGGAGTTTACTTATGACCTTTGTGGAACTGATACTCCAACCGAATCTACTGACGCAGAGCAAATAGAACTTCATTGGCCAACAAATGCTCAATATGCTACTTCGGCTCAAAAGATTTCAATTCTTGAGAAAGTACATAGGTTGACGGAGTTACACGATCCTGACTTGATAGATATAGAATTCATTCAGTTTTTCGCAGCCAATCTTGGGTATAACGTAAATGTCTCAAGAGAAGAAGTAGAAGTTGTTGGTTCAACAGATACATTCGGTACTACCGAGTTTGGTGGTGCTTGTTCTGCTAGTGACATAAATAAGTATCTCAGATTTGTTGTGAGAAACTTACCAACTTGGTATAAGATAAAAACAACAAGAAATTCTATCAAGGTTATGCTTTATTCCTTTGGATTGGTTGCTGAGGTTTTAGAATATTTTACGGATAGCTACTTACCAACAAGTGCTGGTGGAAAATGGATATTGGATCAACATGGAGATTTGAGTACAATTCCGGATAACTTTTTTCCGACCCCGCATTTCGCAGTGAGTGTTGATTTTGACGTAAGCGAGGATATCTCAACAGATATACAGAGAAGACAAAAGGTTATAAGAGCAATAGAATCAATCAGACCAATAAATACAGTGTTTAGGAAACTTGTCGGATATGTAAATAGAGTTTTGAATATATATGTTGGTGGATATGTTAGAATGACAAGGTACGCCGTCATTGAATCGGATGGATATAGTAATGGTTGGGGATAATAGCAGATATAAATAATTTATAGAAATTTAGCAAAATCTAACTAAATCTAATAAAAATGAAAATAAATAAAGCCTATAAAGTAGAATTAAAGCCTGTGGAGAAAGCGTAAGACCAAATCAAAATTTAGGTTTTGAAGAGGCGGTTTCTACGAAGCAGGAAGAAAACATGAGTCTTGCAAAGATTCTATAAGTTTTTCAGAACGGATAATATAAATAATTGAAAGTAAAAGAATGATGTTTTGAAAATACAAATATTGATAAAAGAAAATAATTTGAAGAAATCTAATAAATTGATTTGGGAGACGTAAAATGCCTAATGTACTCATTACAGATAAGGGAATGGACTTTGTATCATCAGCAAACGACAATGGTATCTACATTGACTTGCGATATTTTATCCCTGTTTATGATGATAGAATAGACTCAAGTGTAAGAAATTCACCAGTACTTTCTTCATTCTCAGATATTGCCGACAAAACTATAACAGAGCCTTATGGTGAAAAGCTTTGGAAAAGAAAGCATACTCTTGGAGACGCTTCTACATTTTTGATTTCTGCTGTTGATTTCAATTCTTCTAAATTGACTAATACGTACCAGAAATCTTCCGTTGTAACAAACTTGTATGGTGGAACCCCACTTTCGAATCAAGTTAGCGCCACAAGCTGGTCAGCAACAGGCGGAGAATCTCTTTGGACTTGGGAAGCAATTGCGGGTGGTCAAGGTATAGAAGGGGATGATTCGCAACCAGGTACTGGTGCTGATGGATTTGGAACTACTGTTGGATATTACCCAACATACGATGGTCCCGATGAAGATAGATTGAGAGGATCATTCAAGTTTCAAATTGATAGTAATTGGGGAAATATAAAATTCAACAAGATAGCAATGTATGCTGTTGCTGTTGATGCTAATGGAGATGACATACCTAATAGTATTGGATATTTTGGTGAAGCATATCTTTCTAATGTTGCTGTTAGATCAGACATTGGTGTTGGGTATGATTTGTTTGAGGCAGATGTTCAAATTGATCTTAGTGGTGTATCTGCTGATTGGAACGATGTGTTTTATTCGTCTTCCGCTGATTATTGGAGTCACAGCCCTGGTGGACTTTATTATCCTGGTAGAATTGGTGTTGGTGTTTTTGAGGATGGACAGAAAGAAATAAGTGCTACTATGCACATTAGAAGAGAAAGAAAAGATGGAGAAATAGATGATGATATTCCACAACTCAGAATTGACCAGGATGATAATAAGTATTGGACAATAGAAGTTGTATCGGATGGGCACGACATTAGAAGTGGTGAGGTTGATGGTGGTGATATGGTTATTAATCCTGGTTGGGAAGAATATACTGGAGATGCTTTAGCTATAAAACCTTTTATAGATTCTTCCATTTCTCTCGGAACGTTTGATAATTCGTTTAGGGAGTTGTGGTTATGGAACTATGGTGGTCTCGATGATATTATAACTTTGAATGTTGAGAATTTTTCAGAAAATTACGCCGCACAATTCAATGGAAATCAGGTTTTAATTGGTAAATCAGATGGAAAAATGGGCGATGATAAATTCTCTTTGAGATTAAATGATCTTGGAGTTGAAATTACAAGTGGTAATGATTTATACGGAGCCTTCAAAGGTGGGGATATTGTAAGAGATAATACGGATTTATTAATTTACAATACAACAAGCGGAGATAATGAAGCAGAAAACATATATTTGTTTGCTGGTCTAAATTTAGATTACACTTTCTCAATAACTGATGGACAATCTGGTGCAACTCATAAAAATATAATGAACGGAATAGATCAATATGGATTAATTTCTGCTGGTGATGATGATGGATTGGCACCAGAAGCAGAATTACATATTGCTGCTAGGGGGGAAATAGGTTTACACGGACCAATAGAAATCCAGAGTCTGGTTAAGAATGATGATGGCGATGAAAATAATGCTATAATACTTTCGAGAGACCCTCAGAATTTGATGTTTATTGGGGCTGGTGTGAAGTCGGACGTTTCTCACAAAACAATAGCAAATAGAATGGGCTCCGGTATCTTTATTCCCGCAATGAGTGATTTGGTAGATGACATTTCAGTTTTGTATCTAGTTTCCAATAATATTAGAGTTGAGGCTGATACAATAATGCCACTTCAGGATGGAAGAACTTTACTTGGTGAACCCGGCTATAAGTTTAAAAATTTACACATTAAAGAAATTAACGTTGAGAATGCGCTTATAGAAGAAGCATTTTTCAAAGATTTAAGAGCATCTTCTATAAGTGCTGGATATTCGTCAGAATTAGACATTACTGCTGAAGACAAGATAAGTTTGCGTGGACCGATAGAAATCCAGAGTCTGGTTAAGAATGATGGTGGCAATGAAAATAATGCTATAATACTTTCGAGAGACCCTCAGAATAGGATGTTTATTGGGGCTGGTGTGAAGTCGGACGTTTCTTACGAAGACATAGTAGATAGAATGGGAGAAGGTTTGCCGGACCCTATGGATGATTTGATAGAAATACCATCAGATTTGTTTTTGGTTGCAGGTATAGTTAGATTTGAATCTCTTTTAATAACACCTATTCAGGATGAAGTGACTAATCTTGGTACTTCTGACAAAAGATTTAATAATGTGTTTGCTCATGATGTAAATTCTATAGATGTTCACGCAACGGAGGTTGATGCTGATCTCATTCAAGCAGATGCTATACAAACAGATTCTATACAAACAGATGCTATAGAAACAGATTCTATAACATTTGGACAGAGTAATTTGACATATTATAAGACAGGATCGTTTGAAGTAGAACCATTCTCTGATGTATTTGAGACAACTGATACTATCACTTACACCATACTATATACAAGAATTGGAGATGTTGTAACTTGGGAAATACCAATTATAGAAGGAGAAAGTAACAGTTCTTTATTTGCTTTAGTAGTAGATGGTGGTATACCTAGTGAAATAAAGCCTCCTGTTAATTCGTTTGTGCCAGTTCCTATAAATTTCAATGGAGATTATTTAGTTGGATATATTAAATTTTCAACTTCTTTTATATACGTTAACAGAACGGATGCTAGTATAGATGGTTATCATTGGAATACAAGTGGAGAAAAAGGATTATTGAATTGTTGTATTACTTATAGAGCTTTCTTATAGAGTTTAAGGAGGATTACATGAAAGTTAATTTGACAAACCGACAGATTTTTGACATTGTTTATTCTTTGAAAGCAAATTATCCTGACTTGACAAAGTATGACAAGAGGTTTAACTTTGCAGTTTCAAGAACATTATCAAACATTCAACCAATCGCTTCCGAATTGGTAAAGTCAAGAGAAAGTAGTGTTCAGGAATATAGAGAATTTGAGTCAAAGAAGATAGAAACTATAAAGAAATATGCTTCTTCTGTAAATGATAATATTCCTGTATTTCCATCAGATGAAGTAAAATTGGAATGTCAGAATGAAGTAATGAAGTTGGTAGAAAAATTTAAGAGTGCTATAGAAGAAAGAGAAAAAGAAATTGAGATTTACAATGAGATACTGAAAGAGGAAGTAGAAGTTGACATCATTCAATGTAGATTTGAGGCTCTTCCTACAAATTTCAATTTTGATGTTTTAAGAGTTCTGGTAAAAGAAAGCGACGAGGAGATAGAGGAATTACTATAGTGGAAAAATATTTCTTAAACCATATGTTGAAATTGACTAGTTCAAAAATAGACGACGATGGTAACGGATTTGTAGAGTTTCACTATGAAGGATGTTTGGACGATTGTGTTACTGTTATAGAAGAAATGGAAAAGACCGCCAAAAGATTGATGAAAAAATTAGGTAATAAAAATGACTAATCCATCACCAGCAGCAAACTTCCCGAATACTTTCCATAATGATAAGTGGCAGGTTAGCTTTTCTAACATACCATCATTGGAAACAATTAGGGATATGAGAATGTACGATAACTATGTTAAGAGTGTTGTATTTCCAGATTATAACCTTCTTGAAATCAATTCTGATATAAAAGGGTTTCGTATTAGGCATCCTATTGGTGGTGTTAAGGCTAATGAAGACTTGTCACAATTACAGGTAGAGTTCAAACTGTCGGAGGATATGAAGAACTATCTAAATCTTTTTGAGTGGATGCAGGCTCTTAAATATGGACAGGTTGGTGATTTTAATAGTGAGGAAGATTTTTTTAGAAAATACACCATAAAGTCAATTAACCTAAATATCCTTGACAACCAGAAAAGGCCAATTGTTGTTTGGAGATTTACAGAAGCATTTCTAGTAACACTTGGTTCTATTTCATTGAATGCTGGTATAAGTGAGGAAGTTACTTTTACCGGTAATTTCTCATATCAGGAAATAATATATGAAACAAAAACAACTACTGGTAATTGTGGATATTAATTATGAATAAGTATTATGTATATGTTTATTTGGATTCAAGAAAGCCAGGAAAATATAAGTATGGTGAGTATGAGTTTGATTATGAACCATTTTATGTTGGTAAATAAGATTAGGAAATTATTGAAATGTGGATTAGAACCTATTTTGATAAAATTTAAGGATAGTTTATCAAACAACAATCAATAAAACAACAGAGGAAATATAAGGGTTGGGAAGTTTGTAGAGTTAATATAAAGGAGGAAATATGACTTTTAATGATTTGCTTGAAGTGAAAGTTCTTGTTGATGATAAGGTAATAAAGGAAACTCTTAATAGAATCGGAATCGCAAACAAGAAGAAAAAGATTTTGTATCCAAGTTGTTATCTTTATGAGCAGGATGGAAAGACCTTTTTGGTACATTTTAAACAGATGTTTCTTTTGACAAGAGATTCAGCCTATAACTCAGTATGTGAAGATGACTTACTAAGAAGAAACGCAATTGCTTTCTGTCTTAAAAATTGGGGTTTGATTGAAGTTGGTGATGAAGAAATAGAACCTCATAATAAGTTTGTATTTGTCTTGCCTCATAACCAGAAGATGGAATGGAAGATAAGTCATAAATTTAATTTTAAGACTATAAATACAAATAAGGAGTCGTTAGATGTCTAACAATGATTATATTAGGGACGAGAATGACATTGAAGATTTCGAAGATTTCAAAGATTTCTATGGCTTTGAAGATGAAGATGAAGAGCCAGAAGAATTGGACTTTGGAGAAACAATATTTATTAAAACAGATGATGATTGATTTTCACATAATTATAGGAGAGAAGATATGTTAGAATTTACAAAGTATCTTAAAGAAAACTTCAATGAGGATGTTTCCGCTTCTGAGAAGATAATTAAGGAAAGATGGGATAAGGTTGTATCCATCGTCAGAGAAGCTTTTGATGATGATTACTCAGACAAGAAGACAGCACTTCACAGAATTCAGAATGAATTCGTAGATGAAAGAATTGCTCCTTCAACAATTGACGTTGAATTCCTTAAGAACAATATGGATTACGTTGTTGAGAAGGTCAACTCACTTGATGAAGGTGAAATCAGAATCACTATCAATAATGACGTTGATAAAAACAGATCGTCTGGTCTTGGTATGGAATCTACTGGTAAGAAAAGAGGAAGACCGAGAAAGGACGTTGTTGAAGAGGAAACAGAAGAACCAGAGGAAGAAAAGATTGTAAAGGTTTCTGTTGAAGGAATGAAGGTAATGGTAGAGCCTTCTGATGGAACTGGTCTTGAAAAGTCAGAACACGAATTTGATAGTGAAGAAGAATTAAAGGCATTTACAGATTCTCTTGAGACTCTTTTCAAAGGATTTACAGTTCAGATGGAAGAGCCAGAAGAAGGTGGAGAAGCTGAAGAAGAGATGTATCCAGAATCCAAGAGCATTAGAGAAGCAGAGGAAGAAGAACCTGAGGATGCTGGTGAAGAGCCAGAAGACGCAGGAGAAGAACCTGAAGATGCTGGTGAAGAGTCAGAAGACGCAGGAGAAGAACCTGAAGATGCTGATGCTATAAACTGGGAAGACATCGCTGATCTTGGTGGTGATGATGAAGAAGCAGAAGAAGAAATGACAATGAGAAAGAGAGGTTATGCTGGTTCTTCTATGTATGACTTAGAAAGCCTTGACCTCAATAAGCTTGTTGGTAAACTTGTAAAAGTCAACGAAGATTGGTATAATGTTGTTTCAGTTACCAAAGATAAAGAGATTGTTGGTGTGGATATCAACAAGAAGAAGTCTAAGTTTACTATTGATGAAGTTGAAGAAATGGAATATGATGCTGAAGAAGAGTGTGGTATGAAATACAGTGAAGAAGAAATGGGTTGCCCATTGAAGAATGGTCAGGAAGTTCTTTACAAGGGAATGCCTTGTATGGTTGCTGGATTTGAAGGTGATATTGCTTATGTTACTGACCAGGATGGTGAGGAGTATGAGGCACCTATTGAACAGCTTGAGGTTATTGGACCAGGAACTTCTGAAGAAGAGATGGAATATGCTGAAGAAGAAATGGAATATGCTGAAGAAGAAATGGAAGACGACGGTGGCTTGGAAGATGTTATGGCAAAGGTTCGTGACGGTGAAAATCTTTCAGAACCAGAAAGAGATATAATTGCCGGAGCTATCGCCGCCGCTAAAGAAGGAAAATCTGACACAGCGGTTCTTGACAACGTAATGGATAAGCTTCATTCTGGAGAAAGACTTTCCGACGAAGAAATAGATGTGATCCACGCTGCTATAAGTGTCGCTATAGATGGTGAAGAAGAAATGGACTACCAATCTAAATTCAAGAGTCAGTGGAAGGATGCGTTGAAGAGAAATAAGAGTAGAAGTGAAGACGATTACTCATCTAAATTCAAGAGTCAGTGGAAGAACGCACTGAATAGAAGTGAAGAAGAAATGGAAGAAATGGCAGAAGAAGGATTGAGTTTTGCTAAGTTAGCAAACAGATATATGGAGATGGACGAGGAAGAAATTTACAACGCATCTGACCATAGTGCTGACGGCTTCACATCGAATCCTTCGAAACCAAAGGAAAAGATTGAGAAGGTTCCATCGGCACCAAAGTCTCCATCTAAACCAGCACCATCTGGAAACTACACAAAGTCTCCATCTAAGCCAAAGCATAAGATGGAACCTGCTGGTAAAGTTCCAAAGAGTGACAAGAAGGCAGCACCATCTGGAAACTACACAAAGTCTCCTTCAAAGCCAAAGGAGAAGATTGAGAAAGTTCCATCTCCTCAAATACCATCTGAATACAAGAAGGGTGGAGCAAGAGGATAAGGAGAATGGGAATGTTTTCTACAATTCTGGAAGGAATGATAACAGTTGAAGTTCCAGATAGGAACGACCCATCTAAAACGGTTGAACTAAATCGTTATGTAATTGACAAGAATGAGAAGCCTACCGCTGTCATCTTTGGGAAATTTGCTCCCTGGACTGGAAAAAAGGGGCACGGTAGGCTTGTTGATTTTGCTAAGCAACATTTTGATGACGTTGTAATCGTTTCTCCAACCAGAAAGAAAGTCGACCCAAAGGTCGACATTTTTACTGATGAACAGAAAAAGAAGATAATTGAGGAGGCTACCGGAGCAAGATTTATTCGTGTGGACTCCTCAATTCCAATTAGAATGTTTACAAGAGTAGTTCAGGCTGGTGTTGATAGACCAGTATTCATAGTAGGTCCAGACAGAATAAAGGACTTCCAGAGATATTTCGTTGAGTATGATCCAAAGAACGAAGGAACTACTGATCCATCTGATTCTGATTTCGGAAAGGGTGAATACTTCTTTCTTGAAAGTCGTGGAGAAGAAGATACTTCTGGTACAAAAGTTAGAAGGGCTCTCCTTGATAAAAACAAGGAAGAGTTTTTGAGACTTACTGGTTATGAAGAGTCAGTATATGATATGATGATTGATATGCTAAAAAAGAACAATATTATAGAGAGCCATAATACAATGAGATTTGATAAATTTTACTATTTGAAAGAAGGTGGTAATGTAAAGGTTATCACTAAAGATGGTAAAGAAGTTCCAGCAGAAAAAATTCCGATGGATAAGATTTCCGCAAAACAGTTTAGAGAATTACAGAAGGAAATAGTCGACGCACTAAGAGCATTCAATAAAGAATTCGAGAAGAAATACAACAAACCATTGTTCCCAAAATTTGAAGAGAATGTTAAGAGTGGAAAACTATTCTCTGGTTCTACAAGATTGTTCTTTTCCAAGCCTTATGATGAATTCAGTAAGCATAAAAAGGCAGTTGGAGATATGGATTTACAATATCCAGAAGAGCTAAGACCTCTTCTTAAGGAATTCCTCAAGGATAATGAAGGACAGAAGTTTGGTAAGATGACTTTCTTAGGTAAAGGTGGTAAATCACAAACACAGGAAAACACAATATTCGTTTCATCTGTTGTTCCCGACTTAGTGAAGAATATTCAGATTGACTTTGAGCCAACATTTTTTGAGGACGGTGTACCAAACGAATTTTCAACATTTGCTCACTACAGTTCTTGGCAGGACATAAAGAATAAGGTAAAGGGAGCTTTCTCAAAGCTTCTTATGAGATCGCTTGTATCAGCAAAGCAAAGACTTGGAGATATTGCTATTCAAACACCAACTGGTAAGATTTCAACAAGCACTAAATATGACAACCCAGCAATGAGAAAGTTCTCTGTTGATAAGGGAATGAGAGTTGCTTTTGAGCCAGTCCTTGATGATAAGGGTGAGATTCAAAGAACACCTGAAGGAAAGCCAATATATAAGGAAATTCCAACGAAAGTTTCAAACTACGAAAGAGATATTGAAGATATTTTTGCTTTTGTTTTTGAGAAGAAGCCTACACCAGTAGAAAAGAAAGACTTCCATTCGTTTGTAGGTATTTTGAAGTTAATGAAAAAATATCTTGACAACGACACTATAAAGATGGTATATAATAACTTTATGGACATTATATGGAGAAAGGGACAGGAAATAGAACAAGGACCAGATGCTTGGAAAGACGGAATACAAATGAATGACTTTGAGGCAAAGAAAGCTGCTTATGACGAGTTTGCGAAAGTCTTTCCTCAATTCAAAATGAGTGATGAGCAATTGAGAGATTTCGTGTTACCATTCTATCAAGACTTAAAAAGAAAGAAGGGGATTAAAAAATGAAAGAATATCAGAAGTATCTATCAGAAGAATTTAACAAAGGTATAGAGGTTAGACCATATTCTTTTCAAGAAGCAGTAGAGAGAGCTGTAGACAAAGCGTACAGTGCTTTTTGGGAGTATATGGATTCTACCAAAGTTGATGATGTACTCGCTATAGATTATGCTTATCAATCTTTCAACCAGGCGGCAGATAAGGCTTTTGGTAGAGTTAGAAATGAACTTTCTACATTGGCAAGCAAAACAAAACCAGACCTTGGTAAGCGTCCAGCATAGGAGAATAAGTTTCGAAGGAAAAATTAAACGAAGATCATTTTGACGAAGCTGTTGTTTATTTTAGTCCAGATTCTATGAAGCCTAATGACTTTCTTGAGATTATTAGATTCTTAGGAGACATAAGTGATCTCTAATTAGAGGTAAACTGAATGCCAAAAATTATTACAAACGATATTTTTATTCAAAAAGCTATAAAAGTTCATAGAGATTTATATGAATATTCTTTAGTTAAATATAAAAATAATCGTTCTAAGGTAAAAATTATTTGTAAAGAACATGGAGTTTTTGAACAATCACCTCAAAAACATTGGAAAGGTCAAGGATGTCCAAAATGTGCCGGTAGAATAAATAGCATAGAAGATTTTGTAAGGAAAGTTTTAAAAACACATAAGAACAAATATGAATATTCTTTAGTTAACTTTGAAAAATTAAAGAATAATTTAAAAATAAAAATTATTTGTAAAGAACATGGAGTTTTTGAACAAATACCATCTTCTCATGTTTCTGGAATAGGATGTCCTTTTTGTGGAAAAATCAAAAGAGCAAATAGTCATAGAAATTCATTGGATGAAATGTTAGAGAAATTTCAAAAGGTACATAAAAATAAATATGACTACTCTTTAGTTAATTACAAAAGAACAAATTTATCAATCAAAATTATTTGTAAAGAACATGGAGTTTTTGAACAAATACCGGACAATCATTTAGCTGGTAAAGGTTGTCCAAAATGTGCCGGACAACATTTAACAAATGAAGATTTTATAAATATTTGTAATATGGTTCATAATAATAAATACGATTATAGTAAAGTTCAATTTAAGGATATTTTTACGAAAGTTTGTATCATTTGTCCGAAACATGGTGAATTTTGGCAAACTCCTAATAATCACAAGAATAATGCTAGAGGTTGTCCAAAATGTCAAAACTCAAACGGTGAAAGAAAAATAGAGAGTTGGCTAATTAAAAACAATATTAAGTTTGTTTGTCAAAAACGATTTAAAGATTGTAGGTATAAATTACCATTGCCGTTTGACTTTTATCTTCCAAAATATAATACTTGTATTGAATATGATGGAGAACAACATTTTAAACCTTTTTCATTTATTGGAAAATATCAAACGACAAAAGAAGATTTTTTAAATCAGAAAGTTAAAGATGAAATTAAGAATAAATATTGTAAGGATAATAATATAAAATTATTGAGAATTGATTTTAATGAAAATATTAATGAGGTCTTGGAAAATGAATTTTATCAAACATTATTTTAGTGAAGTTTCATCTTCACCGAGAACTGGAATCCAACATATTTATCATGATAAGTATAGTATGAAACCTAAAGATTTTTTAGATATTATTAGATTTATTAAATCTTCAAATGAAGGAAAATTAAATAGAGTGAATACTAATTTGAGTGAAAAAATGGACGGTTTTCGTTTTTTTTTTTGGAGTTGATAAAGACGGTAAGTTCTTTGTTGAGTCATCGCATTCGGGACCTATATTTGACGAGGGAAAATTCAGACAGTTTACTATTGGTAAGAGGGGACAGACAGACCCAGTTACAGAAGGTTATGAGGATATTCTGAAAAGATTGAAGAATTATGATAAGCTTCAGAAATATCTCAAGTCAATAAACACACCAAGTGGAATAAAAATCCAAACAGAGGCTTTTTATCTTCCAATTGGAAAAGGTTCGGAAGAAGATAGCTCGCTTGTAAAGTTTGTTGCTACTTGGTACAAAAAGGAAAAGCTTGGTGAGTGGGCAACATTCGTTGTTATAAATGCGACGGATGGAAAGGGAAGACCTTTAGAGCAGGAAAAGGTCCAGAAGATAAAAGAAGACTTGAAGAATTTGAGCACCAATGGAATAAGATTTGACTATGGTGATATTTCGGATTTCAATGAAGTTGATTTGACTCCTGAAATTCAGAGAGTTGAGAAATTTATAAATAACATTGAGAAGGAATATGGACAGAAGATTGATGAAATCATTATGAATCCAAGCAGAAAGAAACCCGCTATGGAACAAAAGAGAAGAATCAAACAAGAATTGCTCCAGATGCAGAAGGACTTCTCAAAGAAGCTTGGTAGTCTAATAAAGTCAGGTAAGTTTGGTGATGAGTACGAAGGTCTTGTATTTGAGTTATCAAACAATGTTATGTTCAAAGTAGTTAGTGACCGTTTTAAGGAAGCAAAGAAAGCTTACAATCAGGAGTACAAGAAATGAGTTTCAATAAATATCTAAAAGAAAATATTGGTGGAAATGTAGAAACTGATGTTGATGAGTTGACTAATTCAATTATTAACTATATGATGAGTAGTGGAGTAGATCAGAGATTTTCAGACGAAGCTATTGGTAGAATGGCTAACAATATTGTTAAAGATATTAGTGATAAAATAGAAAGAATAATGTCTTAAAGCGCGTGTATTATATGAAATTTACAGAATACTATTTTAGAGAAAGTGAAGCAAAGCAATTTGCAAATGAAGTAAGAATTATCCTTGAGGATGAGTCTCCTTCTATTGGAATAGATTCTGCTTTCATAGCTGGTATGTGTAATTATTTGGAGAAGTGTTTTCCAAATTATGGTGATTTTGATGTTGCTGTAGGTAATGAGATTCGCAAGCATATGGTTGGTGATAATAGTTACGTAAAGAAAGTGAAGAAAAGAATACACGAAATAATAACCAAAGCTAAGAGTAAGTTTCTTCACGACGTATATAATAAAGTTGAGAAGATAAAGATTCAACCAAAACGTAAACCACAACAACCACCTCCAATGGGTGGTAATCCCTTAATGAGCGATGAACCAACAGCAGGAGAATCACCGGGTGTCAATTACTAGTTTTTACAATTACTACAGTATTAACGAGTCAACACAGATAGAACTTGACCAAATCAACAACATCAAAGACGATAAGTTGTTTGTTAGTGTTGGTGGTGGAATTGGAGCAGGAAAAACATTCTTGACAAAGAAAATTGTAGAACTTCCTATTATAGATGTTGACGATTACGTTTCTGAAGTTGGTGGTGGTAAATATAGTAGAGCCAACCTAGGAGCAGGAAGAGCCAAGTTCAATAAGGCATTGAATAAAGCATTAGAAGGTGATAAATCATTTGTACATATGGGAACTAACCAAAATGTGAATGCCGCAAGAAAAAGAATACAAAGAGCCAAAGAAAATAACTTCACAACAGTACTTGTACTGATCGATACCAAACCAGAGATAGCATCTAAACAAGCACAGAAGAGAGTAGAGACCGGCGAGAGAAATCCAATACCAATGGAAAGAATAATCCAGTCGCATGAAGATGCTCTAAATACATTCAAGACATTGATAAAGGACAATGACATTGTAGATTTTTACGTACATTATAAAAAATATTGAAGAAGGAGTTTATAATTAAATGAAGTTTATAGGAAATTTTGAAAAACCTTTTTATGTTATTTCAGATTGTCATTGGTTTCATAGTAGATTAGCTTTTGATTTTGGTTTAAGAACTCAATTTAGTTCTATTGATGAGATGAATGAGACTATTTTTAGTAACTGGTGCGAAACAGTTTCAGAAAATGATGTTATATTTCATTTGGGTGATTGGGTTATTGGACATCCAAATAAATATGAAACTGCTCAAATATTATTTGATAGTCTTCCCGGAATCAAAAAATTTCTTTTAGGAAATCACGATACACACCTTAACAAATTTACAAATATAAATGCTTATGAAGAACCAGTCTATCTTGAATATAAAGGTAAAAGTATTCTTCTGTGTCATGAACCAATTTATGAATTTGAACAAGATTATGAATTATGTGGTCACATTCATAACAATTCAGAGAACGATAAATTAAAAAGTAATATGTTTAATTGTTCAGTTGAAATGATAAATTTTACTCCGAAAAATATTGACGAAATTTTAAATTAGTTTATTATGTTTTTTGATATTTTCTAAGTCTTGTGTTTATTTTTTATTTATTTTCTTTGACATATTTCTTTTGATATTCTATTTTTGATATTCTATGTTTGAAATACCACCCTGATAAACCTGGTGGTTCAGTAGAAGATTTTAACAAACTACAATTTGTAAGGCGACAGTTAGAAAAATTTTTATGATTGACGAAAAATGAATAACATGATATAATTGAAAATAAAGTTTGAAGGAGGTTTGATGATTATTCCTGTTAATAAAAAACCATATTGTTTACATTACGAAAAGAGTTATCCTTTCAAGTTGTTTGACACTTATTCTGATGAAAAGGCAATTTCTGATAGAATGGTTGAACTCAATAGTCTAAAAGCTCAAGAAGGATACTTTTTCTTTTTTGACAAGAGAACCAAGGTAACACCTGTCGGATGGGCGGTATCTGAAGATAATGATGTTTTGGAGGCATCGGTTCTTTATTACTGGGAAAACTGCGACTCTTTGGAATCCCTCAGAATCCCAAGTTATGAAATTTGTAATAATATCAACAGAATAGAATCTGGTAAAAAGTTTGATATAGCATACTCTTTTAATTTAAGATACGCTTCTAATAACTATTGGCATTTTTATAATGATCTAATAGGACAACTTATAAAACTAAGGGAATGGATTGACAAAAATATTACTATACTTATTCCAGATTATTTAAGAAATAGTAAAGCTTTTGATTTTTTTAGAAGGACTGACTTTGGTAAAACGTTGAATTTCTATTTTCAGGGAAACGAAATAGTTGAATGTGACAAACTTATATTGATTAGAAATTCTATAAATACGAAGCTAAATTGGGAATTTATAGATACGAATGCTAACAGTATACTTGAATTAGAAAAAACTCCTATGAATATATTTGTTGGAAGAAGTCATTCTACAAGAAGGCATATAAAGAACATTGACGAAGTTAAAAAAGTTCTGACAAAGAATGGTTTCAAGTATGTTGAGTTTGATGATGAATCCATAGAAAAGCAAATTTCTTACTTCAAAAATGCCAAGAATATTATAGGTATTCATGGGGCTTCTTTAGCAAATTTGGCTTTTTGTAGAAGTGAATGTAAAATGTTAGAAGTTCATACGGACATCGATTTCCCACCACATTATTATTGGTTATCAAAACAAAAAGGAATTTACTACAATGCTATTATCGGTTTTGGTAAGGATACAAACCAAAATTTTTTTGTTGATGTTAATAAACTAGAAAGTAAAATTAAAGCGATGTTGGAGGTTTGATGATTCGTATATTATCTGGTTGGTCAAATCCTGGTGGTTCTACAACAGCATTCATAAATCTGACAAACGCGCTGAATGAATTTGGGTATGAGACTGTCTTTATGGGTCCTCATCCATTTCATCTTGACAAGTGTAAATCTATATGTTGTAAACCAGGTGAAAAGCTGAAAATAAAGAAAGAAGACATTCTAATAGTACACTTCAGAAATAACTTCATACAGAGACCACCGATAAAAGGGTTCTTCTTGTCATGTCATGAACAGGATATATTTCCATTGAAAGATATCAAGTACGAGATTTTTGACAAGATTCATTATGTCAGTGAGCACCAGAGAGATTTCCATTCCATAGATCATCCACACTTCATACTTCCAAATGTTCTTGACGATCTGAAACCAAACAAAAAACCAAGTGGTAAGATTGCTGGAATAGTTGGTTCCATTGACAAAAACAAAAGAGTCCATATTTCCATTAAAAGGGCGCTTGATGATGGTTGTGATAAGGTTCTTATATATGGAGTTATTGCAGACCCGTGGTATTGGCAAACCAAAGTCCAGCATATGGTTGATGGTGACAAAGTTGTTTTTATGGGTTTTGAAGAGAATAAACAGAAGATATACGATTCTGTAACAGATGTTTACCATTCATCAAAGTTAGAGACATGGGGATACATAAAGGGTGAATGTAAAATGACAAATACAGAATACCACGGTAACAGTTCCACCGATGGTTACTGGGAGATGGACAAGAAAGAAATAGTTAAAAACTGGGTCAAGGAGATTGGCTATGAAAATTGACAATGTGTTTGGCTGCTATCCTATATTTTCCCCGAACGAATATATGTTTAATCAGAACGCAGAATCTTTGAAGTCGCTTGGTAGATTGCTTAGAACGCAGAATATAGAGATTGACTGTATCTTTGGAGGGTTCTGTAAAGACGATTATTGGGAAAAGATTATCAAAATAATAAAAGAAGAGATAAAGCCATATGCTTCTGAAATAAAGCTTTTCAAATTTGAAAAGAACTTTGGTAAGGCATATTATGTAAATAACATGACTAGGAAGTGGGAAAAGTCTAATAGTAAAGAATATATGTTGACATGCGACTCTGACATAATATTCAAGGAGAATGAACATAACTTCATTCAAAATCTAATAGATTGTGCTAAAAGCGCTGAAAAAGTTACAGGAAAGAAGACAGGAATGATTGCTCCTAATATTGAAAAGGATAACGGGCACTGGATAAAACAGTTTGATAATAGGATGAACATTGGTAAAAATACTCTTTCATGGGCAAGCGCTCCTGGTGGAATTCAAGGATGCTGTTTGTTCATAAGCATGGAAGCATGGAAAAAGATAAATGGTTATCAGATAATAGGAGTTTACGGTTATGACGATGCTATCCTTATTCAAGATATGTATAAACATAAATTCGGATACTATGTGCTTGAGAACGTATTTGTTATACATCCTGGTACATGGGATAACAAGAAATATCAGGATTGGAAAATCTGCTACTGGGACAGACAGAAGGGTAAAACATACAGAAAGATTTGTGAAGAAACTGAATTATTTTGGAGTGAGATGGAATGAAAGATAACAAATTCAAAGTAGTTATTCCAGTTTACAATTCAGAGAACTGGATAGAAAAGTGTATCAGGTCTTTGTACAATCAAAGCTATGAGAATTGGGAGTGTGTTATTATAGATGACTGCTCCACTGATGAAACCCTTGAGAAAATAAAGAAGTTCATGTTGGATATACCGAAAGAAGAGCAACACAAGAAAAAAAAGTTTAGGGTTCTACAAAGAACTGAAAATGTTGGTGCTCTTGAGAATATTGTTTATGGTACGAAACTTATTTGTGATAATCCAGAAGATATTATTGTTCTTCTTGATGGTGACGATTGGTTGGCATCACATGATGTTTTTGAGCATCTGAATGGTGTGTATCAAAACGATAGTGTGTGGTTGACGTATGGAAGTTATTCAGATTTGAGTAATGGTAGAAAGGGTATTGGTAGATTTATGGACTTTCATACACAAAGATATAGGAAGGAGTTTCCGTGGTTTACTTCACATTTGAGGACATTCAAATATAAAATTTGGACAAAAGTGAAAAACAATGACTTGAGAGGTCTTGATGGAAAATATTTTGCAATGGCATGGGATTTAGCCATAATGTATCCTATGATAGAAATGGCTGGAAACAACCGTATTAGATACATTGATAAAATTCTCTATATATACAACAACCAAAATCCTATTGGAGATTCTAAGAAGAATGTTAATTTACAATTGTTAACAGCAAGATACATAAAATCATTACAACAATATAAGGAGATATGAGATGGATATTTATAAGAAGTTTGATAATATCAATGTTAGAGCATTTTATACTTATATGTTGGAACACATAATAAATAATTGATATAAGGATATTTTTATGGTTGTTCCAAAATTAGCAGGTGGTCTAGGAAATCAAATGTTTCAGATTGCGAACGCATGTGCGTATGCAAAGAGATATGGATTGGACTGGGGTATTAACTACGGATTAAGTTTTTGTCCAAACCAGGGATTTACAGCCAGCAAATATAAAGATAATTTGTTTCGGAATATTCATACAACTACGGAATTACCAACGAAAGTTTATCAAGAATTTGGAATGAAATATCACCAAATTCCAAAGATGGATGGAGTTTTGTTTGACGGATATTTCCAATCAGAGAAATATTTTGAAGATGCTACAGATATTATTAGAAGTCTGTTTGTTTTTCCAAAAGATATTGAAGAAATGGTTGACTCTTTTTTGAACACATTGGCAAGACCAGTTGTTGGTGTGCATATTCGCCGTGGTGATTATATTAAATTTTCAAATGTTCACGCAATACAGGACGCAAAATATTATAGCGAAGCTTCAAAGATTGTTGGAAAAAGTTCGGCTGTTGTTTGCACTGATGATTGGACTTCAGTTAACAAGGAAATGAGTTTTTCAAACGCAGTGAAGTCGCCATTTAAGAATGAAATTGAAGACTTATGTTTGCTTTCTAAATGCGACTCTCTTGTACTTTGTAATAGTAGTTTTTCGTGGTGGTCTTCTTTCTTAATAAAGGAAAAGACTAAGGTTATTGCTCCGAAGAATTGGTTGATTGATAGAAAGTATGAAGAATATAAAGACGTATTTCGTAAGAATTGGATTTTATTATAACGGAGAAATGTATATGTCAAGATTTGATTATTTTATGATTTGGGGCAATGGATATGATAAAGCCTTAGATATTGTTGACGAGATAAGAAAAGACGAGAACTTTATTATTCATGCAATCATTAGAAAGAAATTTGAAACATCTACGGAGAATTTTATTAAAAATGTGTATGCTTGTGATACGGTTCCGTGGCCCCACTTGGTTGCAAAAAGTCGTTATTTGTTAAAGTATCCACCACGAGTTGTCTTTGTTTTTGTTACGAATAAAAACCCAGACGAACGTTGGTATGGTGAAGGAGTTTTTGGACACATACAATGTAAGAAGGTCAAAGATTTAAAAGAGGCAATACGTAATAAGTTTAATCCAAGGAGACCAGACGGTACTCGTACTGAAGAACATGTCATACATAGTTCTGACTATGAAACTCAAGTAGACCATACTTTGAAAGTATTGGGTTTACAAACAAAGGAAAAATTTATTTTCAAACCAAATCCTGCTATTGACACTTCTCCATATTTAAGTCCTTTTAATTTTGATGTTCAAGAAGTCAGTCTAAATGACTTATTGGTTTCTCATGTGAATGCTGGTTGTGTTCCTGTTGAACAAAGTTTTCATTATGGATATGTGACAGGAGACTTTCAAGCTAAGAAAATGTATGAAGATTATTGGAATACTCATTGGGGAATTTTTCTTTTAGAGGACCACTCTCCACAAGCATTTGACAGATTGATAAATAGGTTTGAATATTCTGGTCAACTACCTAATTTGATTGTGGTTCGCCGTGAAGGAAATAAATATAGGATATTGGACGGGGCTCACCGAGCAGCCATTCTATTATCAAAAGGATTTGATAAAGTTAATGTTGCTGTAATTCAATAAAGGATTGAAGATGAAATTTTCTAATATTATTGACTTGAGACATTTATTTGAACAACTGAAAGAATTGCGTTATGTTATAGTTAGGTTGCCGAAATACTATCCAAACTATAGGGAATATTCTGACTTAGATATCTTCTGTGAAGACAAATCAAGAATGGCTTCTTTAATTCAAAACGTAATATCTTTTTATGGTGATATTCGTGTTAGTCATTTACCGGGAAGAATTCATGTGGACTATTATTCTAGTCCAAGACAATTGGACATCAAGTTTGACTTATTTGATAGCTTTGAAATTTATTCAAAGACTTACATTGACCCGTTATTGAAACAAGTCTTATTGGAGACTCGTGTGCTGAACGACAGAAATGTTTATGTTCCGCTTCCAGTCTATGAAGACGCATTAAGATTTGTAGAGTATAGAGAATACATTAGTAGTAGACCAGATAAGATTAAGCACTTAGTCTATCTCAGGAATAGAGGTGATGATTTTATTGAAGTTCTCAATCAATATACGAACTTGGAAAACGTCAAGGAACTGATACATGCTTCCTAAGATTTCAATTAAAGATTCTAATTTTGACCGCAATAGTTATAAGAGACTTGGAGACTATTTTCGTTGGGAATGGGATTTGAATGTCTCTCCTGTTGTCTATACTGATAGAAGGTTTGCCGAAGCAATGAAGGATGATGTAGATGTTAAGATTGCTTGGCTTGTTGAACCACCAATCATTATTCCTGCCCAATACGAATTTGTTGAACAGCATATTGGATTGTTCGATTTGGTATTGACTTTCGATTACGATTTGGCACAGAGATATGAGAACGCTTCCTTTTATCCTCTGGGTGGTTCTTGGGTCTTTACTGAAGATAGGAAAATACACCAAAAGAGTAAACTATTATCAATGGTTACTTCTCTGAAAAAGAATACCATTGGTCAAAGAAAAAGAATCGAAATCATGGATAGATATGGTTCTCAGATGGACTTATATGGTCGAGAATTCAAACCAATAGATAATAAAGCAGACGGTTTGGGAGAATATTGTTTTTCTTTTGCTATTGAGAACTCATCTCTGAAATATTACTTTACTGAAAAGTTGATAGATTGTTTCATTACAGGCACGGTTCCGATTTATTGGGGTTGTCCAGAGATAGAAAAGTTCTTCAATACAGATGGGATGATATTGATTGAATCAATTGATGAAGTGGGAAGAATCATAGAGGGTTTGTCATTTGAGAAGTATAACCGAATGAAAGATGCTGTTGTTGAAAACTATAAAAAGGCTTTATCATATTGTAGTCTTGAGAATAACTTATGGAATGCTGGATTAAAAGATTTTAAATAGGGATATATAAATGATTAAAATCAAACAATATTAAATCATGGATAGAACTATATAATGTTTTTAAGAAATCTAAATCCAGTTATAGGTTTCTTTTTTCCAAAGATAAATTCTTTGGA